CAATGTCTAAGTACCAAAAGAGGGTAGTTAAGCTGCCCGGAATACCGTAACGGGCATTTTTTATGCCCAAAAATATGCGGCAGCCTAACCCCGTGGCCTATCTTAATGGACGGCCAAAGCCCTGTAAAGTGCTTTGACAACGGGAAGTGGGCTGCCGTTTTTTCAGCCCGCAAGTCTAAAACTTTACATTATGCAATTATCAAATGAAAAGCAGGAGATGAACCTGCAAGTCACCGAAGGTTTGACGGTAGCGGTATTTCCTAATTCAAATCATGAGTTTTTAATGCCAGCCAAACAGGTCGCACATGGATACGGTGTTGGAATTGACACAATCCGTAGACATAGAAAAGACCACAAAACAGAACTTATTGAAGGAAAACACTTTATTAGCAGCGTGAGTATTCCTCACGGTGCTGGTAAGCATGGTGCGTCACGAACTACCATGTGGACCAAACGCGGCATTGTGCGCTTGGGTTTCTTTATTAAGAGCGAGCGGGCCCGCATGTTTCGCGACTGGGCTGAAGAGCTCGTGCTCGATACGCTCAACAAAAAAGCAGCCGCCAAAAGCCCTAAGAAGCTGCCGGGCAAAGGCAACCGCAACCACAACCGCCTCAGCGCCGAAAGGCTGGTAGGCATCATGGCCGATGTGGCCAAAATAGAAGACAAGCACGTGCGAGAAAGTTTAACCGAAAAGCTGATAGGAGGGTATGGTTATGGTGAGGTTTAACAAAAAGGGCTTTGTTATTGAAGTGGACACCGGTGGCAACCCTATTGAAGAGTGGCTGGCCACCCACGAAGAAATGATTGACGTATTGCAAAGCGAAAAAGAAGGCGATGTATCGCCCATACGCATGCATTACCTCGAGCTTTTAAGGCAAATGATGCCAGACTACCACACAGCCAAAAAGATGGCTGAATAACTAAAAAAAAGCCCCTGCAACCAGGGGCTTTTTTATTGCTTTAAAACAGCTTCAATACTTCTTTATCGTTTAAGCTTATTAGAACGAAGGTACACCCCAAGCCGCTCAAGCACCCATTTAATGGTGCCGGTGTCAGCAAATCCATTGGCAATAAAGGCAGCGCCAAGGCCAATAAGCAGCGAGTGCCACCAAAGCACCCCCACAAACATGCCCAGGTTAAACAAAAACCCGAAGAGCCCGGCGGCCACACCCACCAAAAAGCTGATAAACTGAACCGTTTTAAGCTTAAACCAGAGCAGCGTAATTCCCGCGCCCTCCTCAATCTCAAAAAGGTTAGAAAAGAATTCCGTCAGAACCGCCACCAGTCCGGCCACAGCCCCTAAGGATAAAAAGAATTCACTGTACCCACCGCCTGCGGATACCTCTGCACCCTGCGCCAATGCCAACATGGGCATCATGGCGAGGATGATTGCTGTTAAGAGAAATTGTTTTGTTTTCATGATAACTTTTAATTAAATGTGTAATATTTATTCACTCTAACTATCTCTGCCAGAAACGGGAGGTGCTCTTCGTATTTGACAGCCTGGTTAATTAATACCTGGCTGCTTGTAAACAGTACATGCTCTTCCTCATTCATTTCAAACTGTATCGTTAAATAGTTCCCGGATTCGTTTTTAGGATATTTAGATTTTGCAATCCGAAAACCCTTAACAATGATTTCTTTGTTTAATACTGACTCAATAGTTGTCTTTTCACCAGATAACTGACTTTTTTCATCGGCTATCTCGCTAAATCTCTTCATATTCATTCATAATCGTTTCGGCCTCTGTGCGGGCAAATTCGACATAAGATTCATGCTCCTGTAATTTGGTGACGTCTTCCTGACGCCCATATGCAAGCTCTAACTCATCGTTGGCGTCGTAACGCTCTCTGATGATGGCTATCATAACCTCCTTCTTTGTGAGCTTGCTGGGGATGTATACGCTATTGCATTCATAGTCGTACATCGTTCCTTCTTCGGTTGTCTTTTCCTGAATATCCCACCTGATTTGATAACCAGGTAGCAGGTCAACAACTCGCGCTGGTTGACTTTTGCTGTTCCCTCTCATTTTTGAAATATTTATTTGTTAAACGATTTGTGTCTGCATGCTTAAACCAGCCCCAGTATGCACTCTGAACATGCTTACTAGCCTGCTGGCCTTTGATTTTTCTTTTGAAATTTCGAACTATCCGCTTCCTAACAAGTGTAAAGCCATGAAAGAACCGATAGCCTAAGAAGTCGATGCCTCTTGCATCTACCGGATAAACCTGGTAGTTACTTTTGATCTCCAGCTTTAAATGCTGTTTCAAATAGCTTTGAACGCTGTTTAAAACGCTCCATAAGTGCTCTTTTGAGTCGCTAAGAAATACCAGGTCATCTGCGTATCTGAAGTAGTACTTTATGCCAAGTTCCTCTTTTACATAATGGTCAAAATAGGCAAGATAAATATTGCCAAACCACTGGCTCACATAGTTACCGATTGGAATGCCCTGGGCCGAATCAATTATTTCATTCATTAAGCCCATCAGGCGCTCATCCTTTACTTTCCTTCTGAGCACCTGTTTCAGTACATCATGATCAACGGAAGGATAGAACTTCTTTACGTCAAGCTTAAGGCAATACTTTGTGCCCTGCTCATCCTTCAGAGCTTTCTTAACCCTCGCAACGCCATCATGAATGCCGCGGCCTGGTATGGTAGAGTAAGTGTCTCTGATTAGCAATTTCATCCATAAAGGCTGCATCACCTGCACTATACAGTGATGAACAATGCGGTCAGGGTAGAAAGGGAGCTTATAGATGTCACGAAGCTTGTACTCGGTCTGACGCTTAAATACAGTGTATTCGCTATTTTTAAACGAATCAGATGCAAGCATATCATGTAACTCATCAATGAAATGCTCCGGGTTCTCATTCATTTTACGAACTTCACGGTAGTGCCTTTTGCCTTTGCGTGCATTCAGATATGCTAACCTTATGTTATCCTTATCAATCACTTTACTGTATAAATATCCGTGTCTTTTCATTTGTTTTGCTTTGCAATAATTGCCAGAGCGTTCGCCTAAAGCTACTAACACTGATAATGCGATTGCTTTTGTTTTGCCAAGAGGCAAGGTTCTAACGCTCATTGTTTCATTGCATAGGTGAGAGCCAGAATTCGCGTTCGAATTGCCCGACGAATTGTTGCCGTTCGAGTAACCGAGACCCGCTTTGCCGCCATTGTTCGCGTTACCAAACCACAGGAAGGCGCGGAAACCGGCTCCGTTTGAAGCGTTAGAACCTATTTATTTGAGCGCCCCGCCCGGCGCCACGCGCTAAGGCATTTGTTCATCTTCTTCGACCACTTCGCCGCAAAGGCGAGAGCCAGAATTCGCGCGCGAATCGCCCGACGAATAGCTGCCGTATGAGCAACCGAGACCCGCAGGGCTGCCAAGGTGCGCGAGACCAAACCACATGAAGGCGCGGAAACCATTGTCTGGGCTGTCATCAAATGATGTGTAGTGGTAGTCACATTTATGAGTTGTGCTGCTACCTCCGCCAGACCCTGGTAATATCGTACCTGGTATAAATTCCAGAATGTAATCATCATTTTCAGGCAGGTTGCCTACATAGGTATGCCCGACTTCGGTGTCGTAAGCATAGTTTGCCGGATCGTAAGTTATTAGCGCTCGTGGGCCTTGTGCGCTGCTGTTATGTGCTATTGCGCCAACTATCCACTCAAATATGCCTGTTAACAGTCTGAACTGCCTGTAAACAGCCACTTGGGTATTGAGCGGATCAACCCCTGCATTGGCAAAGTTGGGTATCGTAACTGGGATTTCGCCAGTTTTTACAGGTGTATTTTTTCCAACACCGTTTTGAATGAACGGGTTGTAGCCATTGTAATTACTCCAGTCTATTCCACTTGCATTTGTCACCCCATCACTAACAGTACTCTGAAAGTTAAACGACTTCATCTCTATTAAGTGAAACCAAAACAAGGTCATCAGCGTACGATAGTCTAAGCTGTTAAATCCAGCACCCCGGTTACGTGCATCTTGCAGGAACTGTATCGGTGTTCGTGATGTAACTGGCATAACGCCGCTTACAGATGATAGTTTACCATTATCAAGACTTCCTGGCCACGTGCCCATAAACAAGCTTGGCATGTAGTTAAAGCCAGAAATCTGGTATGGACTAATAGCCACATGCATATCATTGTTTTCTACCCATGTTTTCCACCAATACTTCGGAAAGATACCAGCCACTTGCCCGTCAGCCCCGCTAAGGTCAGATGCCGTACCGTCAGCTTTGAGACCCAACACTTCGCCGTCGAGCTTGTAATTGACTGTGCGGTCATCATTAAGCGTACAGTGATAAATCGCATTTTGTAGAGGTAGAGTCTCATGAAAGGCAGATCGCCCGATCGGCGTCACCACCGGGTTGTTTTGCCCCAGCGTCCATTTTACACCGTAATACAGAGCCTCTTTTGCTAAAAAATCCAGATTTGCGTCAATATCCGCAGCGAACTCTTGCGTTCCATAGTTCTTTTGGCCAGCCCTGTCTATTATCTTTTGTTCTAAATTAACTAAACTCATATCGCTAAATATTTATTTACGTTTAAAATTTCATTTGGGTCTACATATTCAGCCCATATCTGTTCCCATGCGACTCTGCTAACCGAGAATAGTGGATGAACGGTTAATGGGCGGTGAATTAATAAGCTTGATTGAATCATTGTCTTATGATTTTAATTTGCCAATCGGTGCATTTATCAAATGCATTCCACGTTTGCAGCCACCTGAAAACAGGACGTTGCGCAGCGTTGTCGCTGTAAAACACTGTTTCGGTTGGATTCCCGTTCACATCTTGGTTAATCACCTTAAAGCGCTTAAACAGATACGGGTAATAGTTTTCGTCAGTTATTCTCATCGCTGTAGTATTTTTAAATAATGTAATTTCTTAAATCCTCAATCGTATAGCTGCTGTATACCTCCCAAGCGTTATTGTGCGGCCTGATTATTTCGCCGGCGTTAACATCTGTCAACCCAAAATCATGATAATCTCCATCTTCTGTTGTTATGTAGGCGTTTTGTGAAATCGACGGATCTGGCAAGCCGATACTTTTATATGCGTTTGATGTATTAGGAAATACAAATCCGGCAAAGTTTAGCGAACTGCTATGCATTTTCACTATTTTTCTTCCCAACGCTTCCGAAAACAATATTGAAGTTACGACATCAGCCAGCGACACAATCCATTCAGTACCTGCTTTTACAAGCAACTGGCCTTTTTTCACATTAGAAATGCCAAAGTTGACGTAATCACCATCTTTTCTCGCGATAAAAACATCCTTGATTAATGATGTT